GTCCATGCCTTCGCCGCCAGATTCAGACAGAACCAAAAGCGCAATTGTGGTGTTATTCAGAAAAGCGTTTTTGATCGCCGTGAATCCAGCGTCGGTCGTTTTCCAAACCATCTCAAATTCGACGGTGCATTCCTTCAGTGTCGGGGCGGTTGCACGCCAACCGTCATTAGCGCGGGTAGTAACATCCGCTTCGCCCGCTTCAAGCGTCACGGTCACGTCACGCACATTGCTCAATTCAGACGATGCTGTGCTGCCCGCCGTCCCGTAGTAGATTTTGGCATTCATGCCGAGAATAAAATCAGCCATTGTCTTGTTTTCCTTTCTTGGTTACTTTATGCTGTCCCGCCAGATGGAAGGCAGCTTTCTCTGTTCCTTGTTAAATGCAGGGGTCATATAAGGCCGTGAACTATATCTTGCGGTTCTTGTTTTTTTACCAAACTTAACGGTAGTGACACCGCCGTATTCCAATATCGGAGGGGCTATCGCCTTGCGCTTGCCAGGTAAAATCTCTGGCCCTATAACCACAGAACGCTTCGCGGGGTCATAGGCGAAGTAGATAAACTTCTTCAACTTGCCGGTGCGAGAGTACGGAGGATTGCCTGGCTTTGAATACTGCTTGCGAAAATCGGTCCTCTCAACGCCCTTCTCCTTGGGTTTTATAAACGGCGCGTTCTTGATTGACCGTCTTGCCGTGGTTCTGACAAATGCGCCAAACTTGGACAATGCTTTCCGAGTGACCGCGTCCACCTTCGAGATGACCTCGGCGCGGTCGAAAAACATTTTTTTCATGTCCATTTTGATCATGTCATCATCCGATACGTAAGCGTTAAGACGCTTGTAAAAAGATGCTGTTCCGCGAGATGTTCCGGCGCATAGACAGTGTCATTTGTTATCGAAACCCAGACGGCGTATGTTGCCGTTGACAGGGTTCGCTGTCTCATGTAGTCGGCTATTTCATCCACTACGGTTCCGAGTGCATTCACACGTTCATCAAATGCGCTGGGGTTCTCTAATTTCTGTTGAATGCCGATGTCAATGGCAATGTCACGGTAGCACATGGCGCGGGTCTGCGTTACGATCTGTACAGACTTGGGCACAACGGTCACAGTCAAGTTTTTGAGTTCCGCCAGATCGTATTCAGGATGCACCTTGCGCACTGCCGTAAACGCCGCGCTGAACGTGCCTGCTGGGGCTGCGTTAATTTCGGTCTTCACCGCGTCCGCTATTGCCGTTGCATAACTCATGATCCGCTCCCTATGTTTTTCGTATGGACACGGTAGGCCGTTCTATATGGATCGCTGTACCGCCACGCTTCGCCACCAAGATTCATTACTTCATATTGGTTCCCGTCCGCCGTGATGATGTCGCCAGGCTCCGGTTCCGATTCGAGTTCAGATGCCTTGATTATGAAATCCCACACCTTCGCAACAACGGTCATTCCGCTTTCGTCCGTTACGTCTACACGGGTATCACCATAGGTCGCGTTGACCGTACATGTTCCTGTCAGGGTTCTATACGTCACCTCGCTGGAAGCGTGCGCCACGCGCTGATTGCCAAGCCAACTCGTGCCGGTTCGCAGCATGTTCGCCATAATTTGCACTCCACTTTCTGTGCTTTCGCCTGTATCGTCTGCAATTGCGACTGTAAGAGTTACATCCGTTCCGTATGAGACCTGTTCACCTGCGGCTTTGGATTGTGAACACACAAGCCCTGCATCACAATCAGAATCGCTTCCGATCACAACAGTAACGGTAAGGCCGAGAGCCTCTAACGCTGAATAGGCATCTGCCAGTTCGTAGCCGACCACATCGGGCATTGTCACCTTCTGAAGCAGCAACAAATATGGATATGATGTTCCCTCGTCTATGCCCCAAACCGTGTTGAAATTCCAATGCACATAGGTCGCCTGCTGGTACAGTTCCGCTGTAGTCTTTGCCTCGCCGACGTATGAATTTGTATATGGCGATAATTCGTAGTCCCAGTAGCAGCGATCTGACGCGAAGTAAATTTGAGGATCAGCCAGTACCGGGGAGAAACAGATCATGCCGACGCCATACTTTGCCGGGTCATTGCCAGTGAAATTCATCGTGCCGACAAACACATTCTTTGCGATGTACGCCACGTCCTTTGTGGCCTCGAAGTCGGCAATCCTGCAACAGATGCCGGCTACAAATACAGTTCCCGTTATGGTTCCTGCAGCCTTGCAGTTAATAATAGAGCCGCCCGAATATATAAAACTGGCGATTCCCGCAATGTACGAATAGCCCGTACAGTCAACAGCAGATTCGCATTCTTCGACTATCCCGCCATTTAAGATTACAACGCATAAACCGGCTGAAATTATACCGCCGTTCTCGCCATTCTTTAGCGTGATAGAGCCTTCTGTTTTCAAGTGACGTATGGTTCCGCTGACAACGCCGAATAACGCTTTGCCGAAAACATTATCTGATAGGTCGTTTATATAAAGCCCGGATATTGTTTTTCCGTTGCCTTCAAAGTCGCCAGAAAACCTGTTTTCTAAAGATGGATTTCCTTCATCGTCTACCGTTACAGGCGCGATAGGAGTCCATTGATTATCTTCATCGCCATCAAGGTCAATGTCGTTCATAAGCACATACTGCCCGCTTAACGGGTAAGCGGGGTCATTGCCTATTAAAGCCATCTGTTCTTTTGTGGTGATTTCGATAGTCATGATTGCTTCTATGTGCGCGGGGCATCTCTTTTACAAGACACCCCGCGCTACGTTTCAGTTCAGTTCAGGATTAGGAGGTTACCCAGATGCCACGCTTCGCAATGCAACGCCATGCGGTAGCAGCCTCTGTGCAGACAAGGTGCAGATAGTCGCCTTGTACAGCTGTTGCCTTCGTGTTGTTCGCCGTCTTGGTCGCTGCGATGGTCAGGTTAGCGCCACGGATGATTTCGTTGCCGTTCAAATCGACAGTCAGCAATGCACCGGCATTAACCACGCGGTTGACGATGATGTATTCCATGCCCACCACACCGACAGGAAGCGTTACCGTCTTTGCATCGGCTGTAATTTCGATCACGCCGCCGGAATGAGTCGCTTCTACCATCGTAATGTCAACAGCAGATTTGAAGAACTTGCGGCCAATCCATGCGGGCTGTTCAGGATTCTGCCTGTTAAGCGAAAATTGCACTGTAGCATCGTTCGCGGAAGGCATTGTGGTTACAATGCCAATCCAAAAATCGCCATCAGCGCCAAGATTGGTAGCCGCGCCGTCAGCCGATCCGCCATAGGGAGTGCCGTTCGCGTCCCACCAAAGGTTGTCACCAACATTGCAGGCATTGCCAACATAAGGAGCGCTAAAAATGCCCTCAACAGCAAAACTGCCAACAGCATCGGCTGCAATAGGCTCGCTTGTGACTGTTGCGATTCCGTTTATATTTAGCAGATACCCGCCCGTAAGGTCAGTCGGAGCGGGTCCAGAAATGCGCTCTCCGGCGCTAACATAGTTCAGTAAATTCGCCATGTCTAAATTCTCCTTTCAAGAGAGGTTGTTGTTATGATTACGCACCTGCGCTCTTTACGCCTGCACGCCATTCAGCCGCCGCAACACCAAAGTCCCAGTAGATGCGCCATGCAACACCGAGGCTATTCACATCCTGGTCGAGACCAAAGTATTCAACGATGGGGCTTTCCACACCGTTGAGGTAAGCGATTTCGTAGCAGGGAAGCACGTTCGGATCGGCCAACAAATACGAATATGTATTTGACGCACCGCCGCCTGCCGTTGTGTTTTCCAGCCACGGGGAAACGACGGGCGCACCGCCGAATTTGCCAGCGTAAATGTTGGTTGCCGCCGCAAGTTTTGCAGAATTACCTACGCCTGTCGCGACAAGCGCGGGATAACTGCCGAGCAGGATGCCAAACGCAGATTCATAAAGTGGGCCGCAAAGAAGGATTGACGGTTCAACATTCACAGGCTCGCCATCCGGGCCTTTCAGGTTACGGAAGGCCTTGATCATCTGTGCAAGGTCTTCTTTCGTTCCGACCGTCTGCCCGGTAACGTAATTACCACGCGCTGCCGTGAAATGGGATGCACCAGCACCGCTGGCATTAATCAAGGTGAACAACGCCTTTTCGCGAGCGTTGTAGCCCTTGCGAGCCATGCCTGCGGCCATGCGGGTGAACGCACCAAGGTCATCGTTGATGATGTCCTGGCGGCTCAGGCGAAGAACGGCGCCACGGGTCGTCAGCTGGCGGGAATAGGTTTCTTCTGCAAGCGCAAGACTTTGCAGTTCGCCGCCTGCGCCAACGCTTTCAAGCGTACCATTGGCAGCAAGACTGCAAACCGTGTGCGCATGGAAGTTGGAGTGATTCGCCTTGCCGGCGATCATCGGGGCTACCCATCGGGGTTCCGCAGCGACCTTCGCCATTGCCTTGTTCGCAACATTGCCGAGGATGTTAGGAAGGTTCACCGTGCTGTAGCCGGAAGCGTTGACCATACCAGCAGCATAAGCCCACGCTTCGCGCCAGTTGCCAACGGTCACGCGACCGCGACCACGATAACCGTTCAGTTCAGCCGCCGCCAAAATGATTTCCTGCAAGCCCATGTCACGACCGAAACGACGCTGTGCCGCTTCAACGTTTCGCTCGCCGCATTCTTTCACAGCCGACTCTTCGTCAACACCGGAAATCATTGCGGCAGCGGTCAAAATAGCAGGACTGGTTTCGCCGCCTGCGCCTCCAGTTCGGATACTCACGCGCTCAGGAATGGATGCGCGCAACAGTTTGATTTCAAAGTCACGGGCGCTTGTGCCGTCGTTCTGTGCTTCGACCATGATGTCACGAATACGCTCCACGACCTTCACATTTTGCTTGTTTTCGTGAATGGCTGCATAAGCCATGTCTTCGATGGCGCTACAACGCCGCGCATCAGCCAGCGCTTCGTCAATCTTGCCGCTTTTGCTTTCGGCCTTCACGCTTTCACCGCCGCCAACCGCCTTCAGTTCGGCCATGAGTTCGGCTTTGTACTGCGCCTTGAGCGTAGCCAGTTCGCCGTCATCAAGGTCTTCAACATCGAGGCCCTTTGCCTCAATCCACGCCTTCAGTTTTTCGTTCATTAGTCTTTGTCCTTTCGTTGCGTCGCTATTATCGGAAGCGACAAGTGTACTTGCATTTTGATCAGCACCAATGCTGACAACTGAGATTTCCCGCAGACTGCCACGCCTCACAATGAGCGCATCGCCCTTTACGGATTTGCCGTTTACCTTCGCTACTTCGCCGCGCCGGATATACTGGCGCGATTGTATTTCAACGCCTATGGAGGCCTGCCATGCAAACCCGGCATCTGCGAGTGCAACAACACGGGCGGTTTCATCGCTCACACCCAACACTGGGCCGGATGCGATAACTTGCCCGTTCTCAATCTTTACGCTGTCTGTTTGTCCGAAAATTGCATCAATGCCGCGTCCGTGTTCCAGCATCAGCGGAGTTGGTTTGTCGGAAATGTATAGCCCTTGCAAATCAATGTAGACAGGTACACCAAAACCGACGTTAAGCGGCCCGCCTGTATAGGCCACCATGTTTACACGCCGTTGCCTTGGCTCACCATCATTGCCCTCAGCAGCAATGAGGAAGTCCACCTTGCCGTCATCGGCAACAGCATGTATTGATTTCGGGATGTCTGGAAAACCGGCAGGCTTTTTAGTTCTGGGTTTCATCGTTATCCTCCGTTACATTTTGTGTTTGTGCAACCGTTCCAAGCAGTTTATCTGCCAGACGTTTGCGGTATTCTTCGACGGTCATGCCGAGACATGCCGCCTGTTGTATTTGCTGCTCTTCCCAGTCGTAGCCGGAACGTGCCTGTTCTGTGGCTATGCTGCTTTGCCCTGATTCGATACGTACACGGGCTGCGTTGGCGGCTTTCAGTTCGTCCACATGCTCGATACCGGGCCAATACCATTGATGCGGTATGCGCTCCGAGAGATTGCCAAGTGGTGCGATACCTGCAACGGAACCATACGTCACCCACATATCAAATATGCGGTCAAGGTGCGCTGAGTAGTCGGTACGCTCAACGTCTATCATTTTCAGGAAAGCCTGATAGTCAAGCCTGCCTGATGCAAAATTGTGATTGCTCGCATCTCCCGTAACGATCATGGCGGGTATCTGCATTACACGCCCGATTTCGGAGAGGTACTGGTGGACAGTTGCAGAAAATTCAGCCGTCGGCTGTTCTGCCTTTAACTGAAATGGCTCCCAGCCTTCTGGCAAGAATACCGCCTCATTCCGGCGTGGTTCGATAGCGGGAAGACTTCCAAGTTCTGTGCCGTCATCTGCAACCTGTGCGCCTTCCCCGGGAGGGGAATCTGTTTTGAAGTACATGGAAACTTCAGCGGCGCGTTCAGCCGCACTCAACACGGCCTGCATATAGCGTCGAAGTTGCGCAAAGGTTTCCAATGCCGCCGCAAGTTCAGGAATACCCCTGTGCTGTCCTGGGCGGTCAGGCGTGAAAATATGAATGACGTTTTCAGCAGGAAGCCTGGTAACGTCCTGAATGGACATATACTTGCTATCGCCGGGATGTGAAACAATGAGATACTCAACAGGGTTTCCGTAACTGTCAAGCCGGATGCCATCAATAACGCTTAAGTCGTTCATCATGCTCCAAGGCGTTTCCAATTGGTCTGCCTCAATGAGGTTGATGTCAAGGCCTGGCAAGCCCTGCAATTCGATGGCGGGATTGTTGATTATCTGTAAAAGCACGTCGCCACTTATCACCTTGCTGATGCGGGATGTGCGAAGTTTCTGTGCCAGTTTTGTAGCCTGCGCCCACCGATTAAACAATTTCTCGATTTCACGGTTTGCGTCTACACTTTCTGTCAACACCTGAAGGCGCGGCCCCTGCCCGATAACGTAGTTCGCCATTGTGTGGGCGATGCCACGGGCGTATGGGTTGTTCTCAAACTCGTAGCGGGAACGGGAGCGTAGAATCTTGCGTATTTCTGCCCTGCCTGCGGAGTCAGCGGAAAGGTAGTCGGCGTTTGCCCAGTGCCGCCTATTCTGGTCGTGCGTTTTGGCGGCATCGTAGGAAGCGCGAATTATTTTAGTGCGTGGCTGTGGTGTTGCCTTGCTGCCGAATATATTTTGTAGCAGCCCCATTAGTCTGTAG